ATCAGAGGACCTTAAGCGTTTCCAGCCTTTCTCAACTAACCGTAAGGATTTATGGTTGAGCTTACTGAATCGTACGCTACTCGACGCTCTTGTCGAGCTTATCGCTCCCGTCTCTGTGAGACAATTTGGAAAGCGGTAGCTACTTGGAAATACCTCTACTCATGCGAGGCACCGAGATTCGAGCCAATCTCGTCTAACTGTGTCGACCTTAGTAGGGAAACGAAGCGCTATTTGCAAGACTGTCCTGCCGTGGACAGTGAAGCAGAATTTGCGTGGAATTCAATCAAGAAGCTACAACCGGCGTCATGCCGGTGTATGGAAGCCCCTTTGCTTTCATCCGTCGCTAACCATTTCCGGTCTCCACCCCCCTCCCTTCCACGCGGCTACATCACATTTGCGCGTAAGATCGTTCGGAGCCTGTTCCCTCACGGGTGGGACTCCGGGTCCTACGAATCATGTGTAATGAACACCGATCCCTCTTTGTCAGCATGTTTGGAAAATCGTCGCGGTGGCGGCGGTTTACACGGCTACGTTTCCAGCCCAGATCCGAAGAATTGGGAAGGACGGTTTAGGCATTCAGATTTTCTGACTACTTGTTTGGACGGGGCAACCCGTCCTTTAAGTACGTCTTCGGCTCTGACTGTCGTCCAAAGTGCCGGTAAACCCCGCCCTCTTAGCAAATTCTCGGCGGACGCGATACACTTGAGACCACTTCATAAAGTGATCTATGATAGACTATCGCGCGAGAAGTGGCTTTGCCGAGGCGATTTTACAACTGACGTTCTACAGCGCGCTGGTTTTTCTTATGTTAAAGGTGAAACATTAACATCTGGTGATTATAAGAGTGCCACCGACAACCTTTCTATTGAGGTTGCGGAGGCCATTCTTGACGAGTTGCTTAAGTCCACGGTCTCTGTGCCGGGCTCTATGAAAGCATACGCCATGAATATCTTACGTCCCACGTTGTTTAACCTTGAGCACGGTATAGATGATTTTGTTCCTTCGAGAGGTCAAATGATGGGTTCTTTTTTGTCCTTCCCACTACTCTGCTTGCAGAATAGGATCGCTTTCCTATATGCTGGCGAGTCTGTCGGGATTGACAATTCTGAGTTTCCATGTTTGATCAACGGCGACGATATTTTGTTCCGCTCCGGTCCGTACTTCAGTACGCACTGGATGAACACTGTCTCGTCGTTATCGTTAGAGGTGGAGAAGACTAAGACTTCCGTTTCACCGGAGTACGGTTCGCTTAATTCCACACTTTGTCGGCGTTTCGGCGCCTTCTATCGTGTGGTTGCGACTGTCCGTATGGGAATGTTACGTGAGTCCGAGTCTCTGGATACTCTTTCGAAGGGATTTTCTGATTTTATAGCCGGTCTCAAGGGGTCACTCCGCTTCCGGGCGGCAATGGCTTGGTTCAGCTGGAACATAGGAAAAATTAGACCCTTAGGTCTGACTACGCATGACTTGGGCTTCAGAGGCCCTCTTGCGTACAGAGCGACAAAGAGGTTCGGTCTTCGTTGCGGCCCGAGTAATCGGATTGTGCCTAGTCTGAAAATAGAGAATGGTTTGACGCTCGCCTGCGAGTATGTCGATCCTGATCTGTTGGACGAACAGGAGAAGAAAGATAACTTGGCCGAGTTGGCCGCTTGGAAATGGAGGACGGGATATGAGGTTTTCTCAGCCAGCCGTGCTGCCATGCGCTTTCACCTAGCCATTTCTCTCACTAAGAGGGACGCTCCCGACTTTAAACCGTTTCTTTACGGTGGCGAGTCGAGCGTTCTCTCCCGTAGTGTAGGTGGCGCCAAAGTGTTTTCGCAGTACGTTGAAAAGAAAGAACGTGGGTTTCCGCTACTCATTCCAATGAGAGGGAAATTGCCCACGTATGAGGAGTTCCTCGCGGGAGAGATAGACGTCGGCTCCGTTGAGCCATTCACAAAAGAGAAAAAGAAATGAGCCTAACGCCGTAGGACGGAAACGCAGGTTTAGCGCTCCCGCTCATGAAATAAGTAGACATAAGGAACATGTGCGCCTCCGAAAGAGGTTAGCGCTGCGTTTACGCGGTTGGAACCCGCACTTGTGTTTGCAAGGCATATGCTTGGACCACGGAGTGATCCGCCTTAAGTTCGCAACCCAGTGTTGGTCGATTCGTTCGACGGCTCGGTTCGTTCGCATATGTCGTGGAGTTGGAGGTCAGCGGTCCCTGGACCAGTTTGTTGTCTCGGCCGGTCGCTTGAAATAAGATAGGGGGGTAGGATGGAAACACCTATTATGCCCTAGATCATTTCTTAGCTTCAAGAGAGCATCTTTTTTAAAGAAGGACGTAGGCGTGTTGTAGGACACCCGAACCTTTGTGAATGTGAC